CCTTGTATAAACTCAAGAGGCATGTAGGTGAGTCGTCCTTGCTTCTCTAAGTTCTCTTGATGACTCTTGTTAATACCATGAGCATTAAAGTTCTGCTGAATAGGCCTCACCCAAGGATCAATCTTCTCCCTCTCAGTCCCAGGAAGGAAGCCACTTTCCTTAGCGAAGGAGACATTAGGTCGTGTCACTAACATCTTCTTCCTCTTGTCCTTCTCTAGCCATTCAACACCAGCCCCTACAGCTCCGTAGGTCTTGCCTACACCAGCTGCCCCATAAGCTATTACAGGCATAAGGCTCTTGTCTCTTAATGCTAGGTCGTACAGTTTATGATTTTTAGTTGTCATCTTTCCACCTTATCTTGCCATAGATTACTTCATAAGTACCAACAAGTTCCTTGAAACTTCTTACTTCAAGACTTTTTAGCTTGTGCAAGTAATCACCAAACTTACGCCAATCCTCAGTCTCCATGAGAGGCACCCCGTAGCTCTCGCTGTATGGCAGCTCTGAGTCTGGGTCGTGTATGTCTATCCTGCCTGCTGACCAGTTGCCACCATTCTCTTCTATCCACTTCTTATTTATTGGCCCCATCCAGTTTAAGAAGTAGGTGATTAAAGGCCTGCTCATAGATACTCCCTCTTCAAATAGTCAAGACTAAGCTCACAAACATCAGCCCCTCCGTCTCTAACTTCATTCAGCTGTATAATGCCTCTCCAATGCTCATTACCTTGTGGCCCCATATACCTCTCATCATGCTCATAGAAAGCTCCTGCTACAATGCCTAGACGCTTAGTACCATCAGACAAATAGTGCTTAGACATTTTGTATGTCTGCTGATGACCCATTACGAATGAGAAACCAGCATTCTTAAGCATCGTATCCATCTGTCCTGATAGTGGTGAGCCCTTCATACTATGAGGATTCTGTATGAAGTGACTAAACCTAATGCCTTCTATGTTCTTTATCTGTAAGTATGGTACCACTTCAAACCCCAGTCCTTCTAGGAAGTCTGTTGTCTTGTCCTGTAAGAAGCCCTCTAGTATTGGGTGCTCCTCTATCAACCTAGGTATACGTACTTGAGGGTCATGATTCCCTACAATGTAAGTAAGTTTAGGTCTGTACAGTTTCTTCTTGTGGCGCTTACGCTTACCATTTTGCTTAATAGTAGGAAGCATAAGTTCCAACATAGCGTTATTGCCAGCTTCTAAGTCTTCCTTAACCTTCATACCTTCAGCTTCTAGGTTACTATTAAACCTACTGAGAGAAGGCATGTCCCACCAATCTCCTAGAACAACAATGTGATCAGGCTTATGCCTTACAATGTAGTTACCTGCTGCACGTATGTGGTCTGTTGGTGTTCCTTTACACACTTGTGTATCAGGAATTACTAATAGTTTCATGTCAACTCCTTAGTCTCTAGCCCCCTGTTAAGCTCAGCTCTAACTGTCTCTAAGCCTTTCTTCTTAATAGCCTGTACCAACATAGCCACTACTATCTGCTCCTCCCCAAGCTTCTCTAAGTAGCCTGTAGCGTCTCTGTCTCTCCCCTGTTCCTTAAGGTTGTTGACAGTCATTAGTCTGTTCCAAGCCCTATGTCCAGGACTCTTAATGTTATTAAAGAGGCTTAGCTCTTTGTAGTAGTTCTGTTCATTCGCCATCTGATTTCTTCTCCTTCCTATACTTTGCTCTAAGTGCCGCTTCTTCCTTACTCTTCTCATCGTGACATGCCTTACACAGTAGTTGTAAATTATCTATTTCACAGAACATACGCTCTATGCATGAGTCCCAACTGATCCATCCAGTGACAGGAACTATAGGTTCAATGTGGTCTACAAACACATTCTTACTCCTCTTAGCTCCGTCCTTTACTGTGGCTGGAACTTCTGCTCCACAGCCTTCACATTTATATAAACCTCTTCCTATCCTAGCCCTCTTAAGGCAGTCTTGTATAGGTGCCCACTTCCTAGTAGCTCCTCTCAGTTGATTCTTAATGAAACTCTTCCACTTAGCTTCAGTCCAACGTCCTCCACATCTAGTCTTAGGGCCACTAGGTCTTGGCATTATATATCAACTCCTCGGCACTTGTCAATAAGTGCATAGCTATTAAGAACCAATCATGATCATTTTGTTCCATCTACTCCCTCCAAAATATTTTCTAGTAAAAATTCCTCTGTCTGCATCTCATAAAGTACAGGCTCACCTTCATCATCTAGCTCAGTTACCATCCACAACAAATCTATTTGCTCTCGGAGGTAGGCATACCAACCATCTCCAAGCTTATCTGCATACCTTTCGGCAACGGCTCTGAACATATCACTCTCACTTGATCTACCTTCAAGTAGCTCATATGCGAGCTTGGGCCCACCTCTAGGCAAACCGGGAATGTTATCAACTTGGTCTCCTGTGATAAGTTGTGCGTAGAAAAACTTACTACCCTCTCCTGTGAGCTTGTTCTTTCCTTCGTCATAATGTAGCTCTCCAATTTTATCGACACGCTTAGGCCCATACTGTAGTTGCTTACCACAGGGCCAACCAAAGTGCATACCTTCCACCATCCTCAAGTCCTTATCTCTAGTGCAGATAATTGTGGTTAGTGGTGGTGCTTGTGTCTGTTCTATTGCTAATAAATCATCTGCTTCCATACCATTTGCCACTCTCACGTCATAATTATCAAGCATGTAAGCTCTGATATTCTCCCTGTGAAAGGGCTTCTCTTGTTTACGTTGGCCTTTGTATGTCTTACTCTTGGCTACGTCTATGCGGAAATTAGGCTTGTATTCGACAGGAGATAGTCCCTGCCGCTTACGTTGCCTGTTCCACATCCTATTCAATGTTGAGTCATTGGTTAAGAAGAGAATGCTGGGCTCATCTGCCCAACACTCTGCTTCAATCTCCTTTATCTTCTGATCGAGGAGCTCAGCAACAAATTCAAACTCTCTGATTTGCTTCTCTCCATCATCGTCATAATACTCACCACTGAAACCAAGCTCATAAACTAAAACATCGGCATCAATTAAGCATTGCATGTTTAGTCCTTATGAATAGTGTGCTCATTAAGCTCTAAACCATCCCTACTACTATCATACTCTACTCTGTCCAAGTAGGTTACAAACATTCCCTTACTATCTTCTGGCATGAAGAACACGAAGGTGTGAACAGCTCCTGTAGTTGGGTCTGGAACTGTTGTCACAGAATTGACCCAACCTTTAGTGCCACTCTCCAACCCAGAGTCTTCAAACCCTGAGTTGTTTGTTAGTATGACAGGACTTCCTACTTTAATCTTATCCCCTACCATTCTACATCTTCCTCCTCTACATCACTCTCTGGCTCACTAGAAGCCCCTGTAAGAGCTTTCTCAAGCTCACTACCAGCATACTCCAAGTTATCTTTAATCTTGTCCTGTATCCACTCAGGAAGGCTGTTAAACACCTCTACATCTGGATCATCAAGATCAAACACCTTGCCCTCATTCTTAAGCTCAGGAGCTTTAGCTGAGTCTTTAGAGCGCATAGCACTTAGTGCAGCAATGTTGTTATACACCTTACCTACATTCTTACCCTTGCCAGCATTCTGTACAATGGAGGCATTAGCAGCAACACCTACTAGCTGAGTGAAGTCACCATCAAGAGACTCACTAGGGTCAAGAGCATAGTAACGTTGTGTAGACTTAGCCTTCTCTGCCTGTAGAGATCGTAGTGGGAGTGTCTCAGATAACCAACGTGGCTTATCCTCGTCCTCATTACCATTCTCATCTACACAAAACTCGTCTAAGAACTCATACGTAATCATCAGCTCATATGCTGGTGGTTTCTCTTGTCCCTGATAAGGACGTTGATTCTGTAAGCCAAGGTCAATTACCTGTGCTACTCGTACTGGATAGGTGCCTGACTCAATAGGAGCTTGTGCAGCTCCAGACTTGTTACCACCAGTGTGCTTCATTTTCTTTGCATTTAAACCCATATTATATTTCCTCTTTATATTGTTTAGTGTTGAAAAATCTTTGTGTAACTTTATTGTTAGCGTAAGCTCTCCTGTTTAACAGCTGTGCAATCTAAACTTTCAATTGCAGTGAAGATTGGATTAATTTTGTACCAGACACCCCCTCCGAGAACAAGGGCGATTAACACTACTGGTACGATAGTTTCTTTAATCGTAGTCATCCTGTTTTCTCCTAATGTATTTCACTGTAGTTTACACCGAACTGGACATCAATGTCAAGCTCTCTGTTTAAATTAAGTTGTTTATTTGTAGCATCAATGGCTACACGTAGAGCTTTTTCTGCTCTGTCTTTATTCTCCTCCTTTAAGAGTCCAATAACTTCATCATGAAACTGTCCAATGAGAGGAAGCTTTGACTCCCGAACATTGCCCACCCACGTATCAAAGCACCACACTCCTGTGCCTTGGTTTAATGTACTAAATCTATCTTTCTCATGCCTCAAGCTATACCACAACTTGCTGACAGGATTGTATAGCCACTTCTGCTTACGGCAAGTCTTCACTACTTGAGCAGCAGCTACAGCTTCAACAGCCCAGTTACGTTTCCAATATGCCTCTACCAACTTATCCCCCTCTAACTGCGTGATACCAGCAGAACGAGCAACAGTAGCTCCACCAGCACCATAGACACAAGCATAGTTCGCTGACTTTCCCAGCTTTCTCTCCTTTGAATGATCTCTAGTGCCAGACTTATGATGTGCAACATCATCCACAGACAGCAAACCACCAGCCACACAGATATCCAGATGGGGATCGAAGTCATCAGTCATCATCTCCTTTACGTAAGCAGGATCGAAGTCCCACATGTAATGTTGTTTTGTCCTGTCTTCAAGAGAAGACATGTCTGAGCCTATTAGTACGTAACCGTCTGGTGCAATAAGACATCCACGGATATCTTTCCCGTAGGGCTTATCAACTCCAGGTAGGTTAACACATACTCTGTGTTTCCATCTAAGGGTATTCGTAAGTCCTTGAACTTGAGCTTGTACATAACCTTCCTCATCTACAGCTGATAGAAAGCCCTTAAGTATGCTGATACGATGGGAAATAACACTGAGTCCATCAAGCAGTTCCAATGCAGGCTCTTTATCATATAGTTGTTTAATAGAAGAACAGATGCCTCCACCATGTGGCAAGTTAACCTGTTCAATCTTCCTAACATCACCAGTCTCCTTATTCCTGTCATACTTAAACGTCTGAGGTTTCCAGCCTAAGCTAAATAACCAGCTCTTAATCTGTGGAGTGGAGTTTGGGTTTGGCTCATCATAGCCCTTAACATATTCCACTTCTTCAGCATGATCTGAGGGCAAATTATTTTCTAGCAAAAATTCTTGCCATTTGCAT